ATCTTCTACTAATTCAGCTACACTTCTTCCATAGAATCTGTGTGGCATGATAACTGGAGTCATAGATATAAAAGGCATTGTATCTATTTCTTCCATATCAAGAAGTTTCTTACCATCACCTGCTACACAAATTTTTAATAGTTCTGCTTTACCATCTCCATTTGCATCCATTCTAACATAGCACTCATGAATTAAAACATCTTGTGTACTTTTATCTCCATCTGTTTCTCCATGAGAAAAGTCTACGCTTTGATGTCTAGTAAATTTATCTTCTGAATAATAATCACCATCACCAGTTGGTAATGAATCTACTAATTCTCTATCATAGCCCATCTCTACTAATTCTGTTCTTGTTTTGTTCACTCTATGACAAACAAAGTTAGCAGTATCAATAGACTTACATCTACGTTCAATTAAAAATTCTTCTGGTGGAACAGGTTCTATTTTAACCTTTCCATATAATTTTGTTCTATGAATTACTATATCGTGTAAAGGAATTTTATCAATTTCTTGACCACGATCATCTGTAATAGCTTCTTCATACTCAGTATGATTTGAAACTTTTACTTCTGGATCTGCAACAAGATCATTAAATTCATCATCAGTTAATCTAGTATATTCTTCTCTTTCAGTTTTTTCTGCATTGTCCCAATATACTTTTAAGATTCCATTCTTTTGGATTAATGCATCTTTGAATGCTGTATATAAAGCAAGAAAACCATCGTTCTCTTTATAGAATATATAATTTAAATAGTCAGAACATTGTCTAGCCATTTCCTCATCTTCAGGCCCCATACCTTCACAACTAAATACATTATCACCTGCTGTAAAAATTCTCATCAATGATGGCATTAAACTTTCTACTGTATCTAAAACATCATTAGAAACAACTTGAGATCTACCTTCTTGTTCGTTACCAAGAGGTTCTCCCAAATAATACTCTAATGACTTTTTTCTTCTAGCTACAAGTTCTCCACCAATATATCCTGATGCGTTATGTATTTCTCTGCTTATTACTGATAATATTTCTTTTTGTGATTTTTCTTTATTTTTCATACTACGTATTTTGTATCTATATTAATTGGTTTATCCCAGTCTGATGTATCAATTGGGTCGTGTACACATCCATATCTAAATGCATCACTTGCGTGTGAACACCAGTCATGAAGTGGTTTGTTCTTAAATACTTGATTCTTATCGTCCCATTGCTTTCTGTATTGTCTTAAAGCATCTAGTCCTTGTTTACATTTAACTCTGTCAAAGTAACAATTTTTTAAAGTATTTCTAACAGATTCAATTCCATGATCTACTTCTAGTCTAGGTGCTACCTCAAAGTCAATACCTAATTCATTTGCTACTTCTAATCTTGACTTACCTGTTCCAAGTTCTCTAGCCATAATATCGTGAGGTGCTATATGTCTACTATATGCATAGTCTTTTTCTGTAAGAATTTCTGCATAGTGTGCTAATGATTCACCTGAAGTTTCGTAATAATCTATTAAATGTATTTCTTCTCCAACTCTTTGTGCAAACCATATTGATGTAGAATCTCCAATTCCTAAGTCCCACCAAGTTTCTACACCTACTGCTTCGTCTACAGGAACTTCACCGATTCTTTCTTCTTTATCTGCTTTAGTTATTAATCTTCCGTAATAACTTCCTGATACTGCTGCTGTAAATGAACATTCAAATTCTTGTTGGTACTGTTCTTCAGTCATTATAGCACGAGCTTGTTCTAACTCGTCATCTGGGATTACTCCTGTTTCAGATGCTCTATATAACTTTCCATACCAATCTTTATGACCACGTTGTGCAAAGTCAAATACTTCCCAAAACTGGTTATGACCCATTGGAGTTCCAATAAATAAAACTGATCCTAGTTTATCAGATACTGCTGGTCTTACAATTTCAGTCCACACTCTAGGGGACATGATTGCATATTCGTCCATAACAACTTTATCAAAACCCATACCACGAATACTATCTGGATTATCTGCTCCAAAGATTTGTATACGAGCTCCATTAAAGAGATCTATTCTTAATTCTGTTTCGTTTCTACTTCCACCATATTGCATTAATGGTTTTGTATAAAACTTTAAATATTCCCAAGCGATTGATTTACCTTGTCGGTAAGTCGGAGCTATGAATGCACACAAAGATCTTGGTTTGTCTGCTGCTGTTTTAATTAATTCGTTAATAGCTAGTACTGATTTTCCAAATCGTCTGTGACATACTAGAACACTAAATCTTTTAAGTGAGTTATGTACAGATAATTGGTAAGGTCTTGGCTTATAAGGTATTTCTACTTTAGCGACTGCTTTCTTAGTCGTCTTTTTGCCAGGAGACTTTAATTGCGATTGGTTCATCTGTTCCTATTTTAGTATTAGTAGAAGCTAATCTTGCATGAACAAATGGTGCTGCCTTTTCGGCTGCGTACATTTTACGTTCAGGTGAGCTCATAGGATTGTTTAACACAGCTAATAGATAATCCAAAGGAGAATGTTGATATTTCTCTGCCATTTCCTCCATAGATTTCCAATTCTTTTTAGTCTTGGCTCCCATAGGTCTACCAGCACCAGGTCTTTTACCACCATGGTTTTCTGGCTTTACTTCGTTTTCAAATGTTTTATCTTCATCAACCATTAAACCATCCATTTACCTTTATTAGTCCATTCTTTAGACTGAGGTCTTTTAATTGTTTTTTTTGGAGCCATAGCTAATAGAGATGCACCTGCAGCTAAGTATGGACTTCTTAATGCCATTTTACCTACACCAGTTGCAATGTTAGCTGCACCTTTAAACATACCTACTGTTGGAGCTACATAGCTTTTGTAATTTTTAGCAACTGATGGAATAACTTTTTTATTAAGAAATTTTTTACCAGTTTTAATATGCTGTTTAGCTTTAGATTTAAAATTACCATTTACATTAGTTCCAGTTGATGACGAGAATAATCTATTCATATTAGTAACCTTTTTTAACTTTCTTACCTGATTTTTTTGCGTACATTTTAGCTTTCTTTTTACCTGCTTTTGTGTATGCGAACTTCTTTTTTCCTACTTGTGGCATAATTATCCTTTTCTGTTAGATTTACCTGCTGCATAAGCACTACCTACAACAGCAGTAGCACCTGCTACTTTAATTCCTGTCTTGTAGTTCTTAGGTAGTTTTTTATATTTAGCACTTAGCTCACCAATAGAGCTTGATGCGTCTTTGTAAATTTTACTCTTTTGCATTTTACCAAATGCATCCATGCCTTTTGCTTGTGCTTTTTTTCCATAGCCTTTAGCTGTGTCCATTAAGCTAGGTTTCTTCTTAACAAATAGTTTTGTTATTTTTGTAATCATCTTAATAATCCTCTCATTGCAGCTTCTCTTGAATTAGGCATAGGCATTTGACCACCTGGTCTTTTACCCATATTCGCCATTTGTTGTTGAGCTTGAGGATTTTGCTGCTGTAATAAACCCTGTTGCTGTTGTTGTTTCATTTGCTCAGGCATTATCTTTGCCTTAATAATCATAGATAGCTGCTGTCCTTCTTCTGGACTCAGTCTAATCATTTCATCTGCTAATTTTTCTAATTTTTTTGTCATATTATTTCTTTGCTATTTTATCTTTGTTTATGCCCTTTTTAATAATGTAGTCCTGTGTGCCATTAGCTCCAGTTTCTACTTCTTTTTTTAACACTTTGAATAATTCTTGTCTTTTTTTTTCTCGTGCTTGTTGTACTACATAAGCATTAATAAGTTTAGTATCTCTCATTAGCAGTTCCATGCTCTTAATGACTTATTGATTCTTGAATTAGGATCTCTTGCAGTCTTAGCAGAGGTAAGTTTCTTTTTCATTCCACTCATTCTAGCACAGAATGATGCACGTCTCTTATTCCCTACTTTTTTACTAGGAGCTTTTAATGTTCCTCCAGTCTGCTTCTTATAACTAGCTCTACCTTTAGCATTCAACCCACCTTTTGGATTCTTACCTTCTTTTCGTTGCCATGCTGCCGATTTAGCCATTATTTCTTAGCAGTTTTAGCTGCTCTCCTAAATTGTTTAGCTGTTGGGGAACCTTTGGCCCCCTTTTTTCTCATTTTCTCTTTACTACCTGCAGCGATTCTCTTTCGCTTTGCGTGAATATTAGCGTATAAGCCCTTTTTAGCCATAATATTTCTGTTTTTTATATTTCATTATTTTTTCAGTAGATCTAAACTTAGGACTTTTAATATTACTAGACAATTCACTAGCATTAAGCTTAGTTTCTGCACGTAGTTTTTTTAAAGTTCCTAGTCCTAGTCCCTTTATAGCTTTATATTGTAAATATGCCATGATTATCTTCCTTGTCCCTTATATCTTCTACGACTTTGCTGTAGTTTTTCCGATTTCGATTTCGATTTTTTGTGGATTCCTGGTCTTTTTTTAGGTTTTGGTCTAGGTGTAAAGCTAGTAAACTTCTGCTTAGCCATTAATCGTCATCAAATATATCAAAAGCAATTGCACCACCCACAGCTGACGCTGATTTA